AACGGTTCATTTGATTTGTTAGTTCGTGATTTCTTCGATACGGATTCAAATCCTGTGGTAATAGAAAAGTTTACCAACTGTACTTTAGACCCAGCAAACAATAGTTATGTGGCGGTTAAGGTTGGTACAAGTAATGGTGAATATGCTTTGACTTCTAAATACATCATGTTAGAAATGAATGAAGATGCTAACCCTGATTCATTACCATGTGGTTTTGAAGGATTTGAAATTAGAGAATACGCAACAGCTACACCTCCATTCCCAGTATATAAAACATCTTATAACTACCCTGGTGAAGTTATTTATAACCCACCATTTGGTAACACAGCAGGACAAGACAATACTACTCAAAGTGCTGGAGATAGAACAAGAACATCTTACTTAGGTATTTCTTCTCAAGTAGGTTATGACCCTGACTTCTACATGTTTAAAGGTGTTCAAAAACCAACTAACCTTTGTATTGAAGACCCTGCAGAACCTTGGGCTTACAAAACTAAAGGTTTCCACATGGATTCAGGAGCAACAGTTGTATCAATTGTTGTTGGACCAACATCAGGTACACCAGCGTTCTTTGTGGGTGATGCGTCATTCCAAACTGACCCTGAAAGTCCAACAAATCCATATTACACAATTCAATCAAGAAAATTCACTTTCTTAGTACAAAAAGGATTTGATGGTTGGAACATATACAACGAAAGTAGAACAAATACTGACAGATTCCAATTAGGTGGTGCTGGATATCAAAAAGGAGCATGTGCAACAACAAGATATCCAAATGCAACTGGTTGGGGAGCGTTTAAACCAATAGTTCTTGGCGAATTTACGGATTATGCTAATACTGATTACTACGCATACTTGTTAGGTATTAATACATTTGCAAATCCTGAAGCAACAACTATTAACGTGTTTGCAACTCCAGGTATTGATTATGTTAATAACTCAAACTTAGTTGAAGATGCGATTTCAATGGTTACATTTGACAGAGCGGATTCTATCTACATTTGTACAACACCTGATTGTAATGTTTACATACCAACACAAACAGATAATTTCATTTATCCTACTGAGGCTGTTGACAACTTGGTTAATACCGGTATTGACTCTAACTACACAGCAACTTACTACCCTTGGATTTTGGTTAGAGACACTGTTAACAACACACAAATTTACATCCCACCAACAAATGAGGTATGTAGAAACTTAGCATTGACTGACAACGTATCTTTCCCATGGTTCGCAACTGCGGGTTACACAAGAGGTTTGGTAAATGCGGTTAAGGCTCGTAAGAAACTTACTCAGTCTGATAGAGATACTTTGTATCAAGGTAGAATTAACCCTATTGCAACTTTCTCTGATGTTGGAACTGTAATTTGGGGTAATAAAACTTTACAAATTTCGGACACAGCACTTAACAGAATTAACGTAAGAAGATTGTTGTTACAAGCTCGTAAGTTAATTTCAGCGGTGGCTGTTAGATTGTTGTTTGAACAAAACGACTCAAGAGTTAGACAAGATTTCTTAGATGCTGTGAATCCTATTTTGGATGCAATTAGAAGAGACAGAGGTCTTTACGACTTTAGAGTAACAGTTAGTAACAACCCTGAAGATTTAGATAAAAACCAAATGGTTGGTAAGATTTACTTGAAACCAACAAAAGCTTTGGAATTTATTGATATCGAATTCTTCATCACTCCAACAGGAGCATCGTTTGAAAATATTTAATACTAATGTTGAAAAACAAAAAAAATATCCCAGTGTCATCATTACTTGAAGGTTTTGATGACGCTGGTTCGCCAGATTTAAAATATTATGCATTTGATTGGGACGACAATTTAATGTATATGCCGACAAAAATAATTCTTGAAGACGAAAAAGGTAACGAAGTACAAATGTCGACTGAAGATTATGCCAAATATAGACATGATATTGGTGTAAATAACTTTGATTATAAGGGTCATAAAATTGTTGGTTACGCCAATGAACCTTACAGAAATTTTAGAAAAGAAGGTGACAAACAATTTAAAATAGATTCAATGAAAGCAAAACCAGGTCCGGCTTGGTCAGATTTTATAGAAGCGGTTAATAATGGTTCAATATTTTCAATCATCACAGCAAGAGGTCACCACCCCGACACTATTAAAGACTCAATTTACAATTTAATAATTTCCAACCATAACGGGATTAATAAAGATTTACTAGTTAAGAATCTTAGAAAATACCGAGACTTGGCTGGTATGGAGGATAAAACTGATATGGATTTAATTAGAGACTATCTCGAATTAAACAAATATTATCCTGTAAGTTTTAACGACCCAACGGGTACCTCCAACCCTGAACAACTTAAAGTAGAGGCTATGAGAGAATTTATATCATTTGTAAAAGAACAAGCAAATATTTTAGGTAAAAATTTATATGTAAAAAATGAAATAAGTAATAAGTTTATACCAACTATTGGTTTTTCAGATGATGACCTTAAAAATGTAGAAGCTATGAAGAAACATTTAGAAGATGAACCAATATTAAAGACTTATTATACTGGTAAAGGAACTAAAACTAGATTCTAAAGAATGATAAATTTTGAAAAAACAAAGTAAATACAAAAATTTTCCAGATGGATGTATTTATAACTAAATAAAAAGTAATAAAAAAAACAAAAAATAATATACCATGGCTGATTTATTGATGAAAATGCCGGTTCCTTACGAACCAAAAAGAGCTAACCGATTTATATTGAGTTTTGACCCAACATTGGGTATTAACGAATGGTTTGTTGAATCAACTGGAAGACCTTCAATTGATATCAACCCTGTGGAGATTCAATTTTTGAATACATCAACTTTCGTGGCTGGTAGATTCAAATGGAATCCAATGACCATAAAATTCCGTGACCCAATTGGTCCATCAGCAACTCAGGCTCTTATGGAGTGGGTTCGTTTACATGCAGAATCTGTAACAGGTCGTATGGGTTATGCTGCGGGTTACAAAAAAGATTTGTATTTGGAAATGTTAGACCCAACAGGTGTTGTTGTTGAAAAATGGATGTTGGTTGGTTCTATGATTACAAAAGCTGCTTGGGATAACGCTTCTTACAGTGATGACAAGTTGGCAACAGTTGACGTGTCTATCCAAATGGACCGTTGTATCTTGATTTACTAAGATTGTATTTACTTTTTATTATTGATTAATAATCAAAGTGAGGTATATTTAACACAGGGACTAATTCCCTGTGTTTTTTTTTATGGATAATACTTTATTACAATACGGACAAGAAAATTTTAACTTACCACATGACGTAGTTAAATTGCCATCAGAAGGTAGATTTTACGCCTCTAAAAAGAAATCTGTTAAAGTTGGATACTTAACAGCGGCAGATGAAAATCTCCTTATGTCAACTAACCCTGATGATTTAATTATTAATTTAATTAGAAGTAAGGTTTATGAACATGATTTGAGACCCGATGATATGTTAAATGGTGATATTGAGGCCATCTTAATTTTCTTAAGAAACACATCTTTTGGTCCTGAATATAACATCACAGCAATTGACCCACAAACAGGGAAAAGATTTGAAAGTGAAGTTCTTTTGGATAGTTTAGATTTTAAAGTTCCAAACACACATCCAAATGATGATGGAACATATTCAATTACACTACCAAAGTCAGGGACAAATTTAAAGGTTAAACCTTTATCTTATAAAGAATTACAAGATATTGAAAAATTGGGTGACACATATCCAAAAGGAAGAGTGGCACCAAAAGTTACGTGGAGATTGATGAAACAAATTGTTTCAATTGAGGGGGATAGTACAGAACAAACAAAGGCGAAGTTTATTGAGGGATTACCAATTATGGACTCAAAATACATCAGAAACTTTATATTGGAAAACGAACCATCAATTGATTTAAGAAAAACATTATTAGCCCCGTCAGGAGAAAAGGTTGAAGTCAACATCACCTTCGGGGCAGAGTTTTTTCGGGTTTTCTTCTGATTACGCAAAATACCAATTAGACGAATTTTATTTATTGGCAAAAAATATGCATGTGTCATGGACGGATTTCATGAAGATGCCTTCATATGCTAGAAGATATTTTGTAGATAAAATAATAGAACTTTCACAAAAAACCGATTGATTCTATTTATAAGATATGTTACAAACAACTAATGCGTCAACC